TTCGAGTTCGGCGAATACTCGTCGGCAGAAGAGCGGCTGGACTCCGATGTGGCAATCAACCTGATGAATAACCTTCTGCTGAAACCCGAAGCCGCAGCGCGGCGTGCAGGCATCGATCCTGACTCCGAGCTTCCCGACATTTGGGAGGGGGCGGACGGTGAGCAGCAGATGGAGATCCTTCGACAGCTTGCGGGCAGCGGTGATGACATACAGAACCCCGACGGGGGTTCACCAACTGGTACAGGTGGCGGTGCCGAGTCTTCCGGTGGCGAAGTGACTTCTCGCCAAAATCCCGGCGGTGATGAAGACGGACGTAACCGCCAATCCGTGACTGAAGGCGAAAACACCTGATACCATGGACGAAGCTGAAAACGAAAAACTCAACGAAATTCACAACGCGGTACAAGAAACGCAGACTCAAATTCGAGTTATCCACGAACGAACCGGTAATATGGATGCTCGGCTTCAAAATGTCAGAGAAGAGGCCGAGAAAAACAGCAATGACATTGACAAACTCGAATTATCTGTTAACCGGAATACCACCGTTGTAGCTGGTATAACCAGTACGGTTACCGCCGGTGCGGTGTGGATTGGCAATAAGCTGCTAAAATTATTTTAACATGAGTAACCCACTTAACCTCGACGCTGATCTCGAATTTGCCGCCAGCACCCCCGACGACTCACAATCACTCGATTTTGACAGTGAGGAGTTCCGGCAGTATGCTGGCACTGGCTTCAACGAGCACGGCGTTCGAACAAACACCGACGAAGACGGCAATATCGAATCGGTCGATGTTGTCTACGAAGCAATGGAGCCGGGACCGCCTGAACGGCGTAACGGTGTGCGGGTCACTGAAAATTTCCTGCGTAATCTGAGCGATAAAGATTACACCCAAGAACCGCCCCATCTTCTCGATCACAAATCGAAAGAGACGTTTGCCAACATCGGTAACGTCCGAGAAATCTGGTTTTCCGAGCAGGCGGAAAAACTGGCACTAATGGTTCGAGTGCCAAACACTGGTGGTCCAACACACAACGAAGCAATCTCGCGATATACCCATGAACCCCCGGCAATCCGAAACGGGTCGGTAGGACTGGGCAACAACTACGAAGCAATTCGTAACGACGAGGGCGAACCAGAAATCAAAGACGGCAAACTCCGCGAATTTTCTGCCGTCAACTTCCCCGGTGGCTACGACGAGGGTGGCGTATCAGCCGCGTTCGCCGAAGCCGCCAGTGACGCGATCACTGAGTTTGATGACGAGGCACACGCGGATGAGTCCACCGAGGACGAAGCCTCAGAGAACTCGGCAGCGGATAACGGCTTTTCGGTTGAAACCGAGGAGATCACTTTCTAATCACAATGAAATTCAACAAGGTCAACTTCGACGGCGACCTCAGTGAGATGGACGACGATGAACTCACTGAACTGGTAGATCAATACCAGAAGGCACAGGAAACGAACGTTGCCGAGTTCAAACAGGCAAAGGAGGCGATGGCTGAACTCGTTGACGCAGATGAAAACGCTGACTTCGAGGATATTTTCGGTGAGGTGCAAGACTTCACTGATGCCAAGGGCGAACTGGTCGATGAGGTCAATGAGTTCGATGCGTTCGCCGATTCTCCCGTCACCGAGTCGGAACTCGAAGACGCCGCCTTTTCGAAGGTTCGAGAATGGCACGCGTATTTCGCTGCGGCAGAAGCCGCCCCCGAAGACGACGACGGCGAGTTCGATGACATGGGCAAGCGCGGAGAAACCGGTGGCGACGAAGAGGAGGCCGAACGTCAGTTCGCCGAAAAGCATCTCAGTGGCATGGCTGGCTTTCAGCGCAAGCAGTAATTCTACAAGGTAAATCACAATGGCAGACTGGAACGTAGCAACTGGTGCAGAACAGGCAATTAACCGAACCGGCGCGCCGAACTGTCGGGTCGTTGGCGAAGACGTGCAAGGCGCGCTCGTCGGCGTCTCGCAGAACGCCGATGACGAGTGGGAACTCGTTGAGGCCGACGCAGGGGCCGAAGCCAACGGCGGTACAGAAATCAATGCCCTCGGGGTTCTGTTCCCCGAAGAGGTGGTCGATCTCGATGCGCTGCCGACTGGCGCATATCTGGCCGACATCGAAGAGCAGCTTGTTCAGGAGAACAAAACGCTCGCTGGCGACCGAGCGGTGTTCATCGTCTTCGGCGTTGAGATGATCAACAACGACGAGGACACCAACTTCACGCCGAACCAGCCGGTGTATCTCGACAGTGGTGGGGGCTTCACGCAGACCAAGCCTTCGACCGCTGGCGACATTCAGCAGGCGGTCGGTGTCTGCCTGCCACCCAACGAGGATGGCGGCAGTAACCGTGTGCAGGGCGACCGAATCTATCTCGACGTGGACCTCACTACGTGGACCACCGCGTAGAGTAAGTTCACAAACAATTAACACATAGGACATAAATCTTTATGCCACGACACGAAATCAAGACGAAGGACGGCGTACCACTCGATGAACTGCTCGAACAGTCGCGCCGACTGATCGACATTTACAACGACGTTGAGCGTCCGTTCCGCGACATGTTCGCGGAGATGGTCGATCAACAGACCTTCTACAACGAACCACAGGATGCAGAGGTCTACTGGGAGGAGCTTGCTGAAGGTGAGCATCCCCGCACGGTTGGCCGTGACAAGGACGACACCCAAATCTTCATCCGCGACAAGAAGTTCGGTCGCTCGGTGGGGATGTCGCAGGACTACATCGAAAAGCACACGCAGGAGCGCATTATGCGCAAGATCCGCGACATGCTGGAAGGCGCGGACAACACGATGCGGGAACTCATCCTGTCGGCCCTGAAAGACGGGTATGCACAGGGGCAGGAACTCTGGTACGACGTTCCCGACTATGGTGAACACTCGTTCAGCCAGAATCACAGCCACAAGTTCGAGACGACCGACGCTCTCTTCGATGACGACGGGAACGACGACACGGCCTACGAGGCCCACCGGCACATCGAAGAGGCCAAACAGGAGCTTACGCACCACGGCTTCGACGGGCCGTTCGTGGCTCTCGTCTCTTCGAACTTCAAGTACGCACTGCGCGACGAAATTTCGTGGGATGCCCAGTTCCAGATCCCGATGGCCACGGGGATGCGCAGTGCCGACATCAACGACCTCGACATCGTTATCGACGGTGTCCGACTCATCGAGAGTCCGTGGATGACCGGCAACAAGATGTGGGTCACGCAGGCGCAGAACGGCTCGCCGGTCAAAATCTACGAGGATTCGCCCGTCCACCTTCGCCAAGGCTCGGAAGGCGGCGGTCCTGTTCTCTCGCCCGGCGACCTCGTCGGTGCGAATGGCTACGCCCGTTGGGGTGTCAAGAACATCGATCCGCTTCGAGCGGTCTACGTTGAGGCAACAAACGTCACCTAAAGGGGTCTAACGCATGGCTTCTTCTGATACCGAACTTCTCCCGCAACTCCGAATGCAGACAGGCTACTCAGAGCCTGTGCTGGATCAGGACGACTGGGATGCAATTTTCGGTATTGCGCGTCGGCACATTCGAGTTGAAAAGGGTATTACTCAAGACTGGGACGAGGCCGACTGGTACGAAGAGCAAAACCGAGAAGAAGCCTTGTTCTGGTTCGCCTGTCTATTCGCCAAGGTCGCAACTGGTGAGCTTGATTCGCAGTCGGTGTCGGTCGGTTCGATCAACCAGAAAACGCTGATGTCGAAAGAAACCGGCTCGGCGACCATCTGGTATCGAAACGCGAAGAAAGCGATGGGTGGCATGGCTGGCTCCTCCGACAATCCCTACGGTACCGGCTCTCGGAACGTCGTTCGTGATGATCGGCTCTACGATAGCGACTCGGAAAACCTTGGTACCGAAACCGATGTTGGTGGCCTCTAATGCCATACAACCACTTGGCGGTTCTCGCGCAGATCGACCGACTTGGTCGGGCTGCACAAGTGTATAGCCGATCTGACGGCGAAGACGGCGAACTGCGCAATTCGTTCGGCCAGCTAAATTCCGACTACACGCTGGTCACTGACGGCGACGGGAATGCGGTTGAGGTTCTGTGCCTTCGCACGTACCCCAGCCAAAACGAGTACCAGCGAAACACCAGCGGTGATCGGAACTCCGATGAGCCGCTGTTCGTGTTTCCATTCGAGGACGCCCCGGAGACGGATGCTCGTATCGAGTATCCCGAACCCGGTGGCACGGCCACACTGTATCAACTCAAAGCACCAACCCGCTACGACACTCACGTTGAGTTCGGCGCGGAAGTAGTTACCAACCAGTAATCCATGGCAAAGCTCAAGCTCGAATGGTCAGTCGATGACAAATCCGTCACTAAGACGTTTCGACGGTTTCGAGCGGGGGCGAAAGAGGGGATGGAAGAGAGTGTAGACACACTTTTGGATCATGGGAAAGGTGCGGCCCGCGAGCGGATCATGCAGCAGCGGCGGGTGTGGAACTTCGAAGTTTACAGCGAGTGGTTCTCCGACGTTTCATCGAAGTCCGATGGCGTCACGGGGAAACTCGTTGCCGTAGC